GTCACAGCCGCCACACGGTGCCATTGGCGTTATCGCCTTAAGCTCCGGCACGAATCGGAGTTTGCTGGACGCCAAAACCGCAGGTCACGGCCTCACCAAGGCTCGCTTTCGACGCCCGTATCCGGAACACCCGCCGAGTCCTCAGCGCCGCCGTCATACGCCGCCCCGATCTGGTTACACCGCAAATGAGCACAACCCCAGTTATTGACGTCCAGCTCGTTGATGCCCGAATCGGCGCCGACGGGAATCACATGGTGGACAGACGCCGACAGCGGGTGGGGATAGGCCAGGCTCCAGTCCATCGGCGTACCGCAGTCGAACCAGCATTGCGCGCCCTCGACCTGACACCGCCGCAAGAACAGCTCGCGCAGCACCCGGTAGGCTCCCCGGTCCACCCCGTCGGTGCGGCGCTTGCGGCCCGTGCCCACCCCGGTGGTGCGCCTACGGCCCATGACGGCGCACCGACTTCTGCACACTGCCCAGGCTCATGCCCAGCCGGGCCGCGATCACCCGGAACGGCACGCGCTGACGACGCAGCCGCGCCACCTCGGCGTCGCGCTCACGCATGTCCTGGGTGTCCAACCGGCGGCGAATGCTCGGATCGAACTCCGGCGCCGGCCGGTCACTGTAGATACGCTCGGTCACCGCGCCCCGCTTCCGGCTCGGGCGGCGAATCCCACCACCGCCTCAACCCGCCAGAGGCGCGGATCTCGGCGCGGATCTCGCGACGCATCCGGCCCGTGTCGATGCCACGCAACGAGCGGCGCACCCGCGTGAGGGAAGTCCCGGTCTCCGCCGCGATCTCGCGAAATGACATGCCCTGCGCGCGCATTCGCCGCGCCCGGTAGTCGCTGACGATCTCCACGCCACCATTGTCGACCATCCTGCGCGTTTGCAGGGAGATCCCACGGCGATTCCAGGGAGCGCGCGTATCCAGAGAGAGCGATTTTTCGGATTCCCGCTCGAGGCGCTCGCCGTCGCAGACTTTGCCGATCCACCGGTGAACCTTGAACCCACCGGTGAACCCTTGAAGCCCGAACCGGGTGGGTTCAAGGTTCAAGGGGGTTCATTGCGTGAACCCCTCCGGGGTCCCCTTGCCGGGATGGGGTCCTCCCCCGGATGGGGTCCCCCTCCCGGGATGGGTCACCCTCCCGGGATGGTTCCCGGCTTGCGCAGGGGTTCATCGGTTGAACCCCTCCGGTGGCCTCAGCAAGGAGGGGTTCATCGGTTGAACCCCTCAAGTGGACCGGCGCGCGTCTTACATGGGTGTGGTTCGGCTGCCAGGATGCCGCCTGCGGCCCCGTGGTGCGGCCGTGGGGCGACGAACGGGCCTGCGGTGGGGTGGTTGGTGCGGCGCGGGTTTCCCGGGGCTTCCACGCGGACACGGCGCGCCGGAAAGGAACAGCGCGCCGCGTCCGCCCCGGGGGCGCCTAACCGGAGGTAGTGGCAGACGCCCCGAGCTTGTCGAGGAGGGGTTCAACCGATGAACCCCTCTTGCGGGCGGAGGGCCGCAGCCGCCGGGGGCGGCTTTGGCAAACTTCTTGACCTGTGTCCACGATGTGAAAGTCGGCAGGGCCCTGCCGATTTCGTCTTCGGTGGGATACCCGGCGCGGCGTGTCCGCCGGTGGACACGAGGCGTGCGTGTGAAGTTCCGTTCACCCCCGCCGGCTGCGCGCCGTCCTTCCCCTGTCGGCATCCCGAAGGTCTTGGAAGGGAGATCCTTACCAGCTGGGCGCCGTCAAGCCAGTTATTTCAACGACGCTCTGCGGATAACGACCCGCCGAAAAAGCCAAATAATTGAACACCTGGAGCACCACGGTCAGATTCTGCGCCTTGACCTCTGGAAGCACCCTGGCCCGGACTCCGCTTTCCCAGAGCACCAGGTCACTGGCCCGCAAGACGTAGATGATGTCCTGGTCGCCCGGTGACCCGCCGGCCGTGGTGGTGATGTTGGGATCGGTGACGATCGGCAGGCCGTGGGTGGTGCCGACGATCTGCTGGGAGTCGACGTCGGTCAGGATGCCCGCGGCGTTGAACGGACCGCCCGCGTTGGGGATGAACAGCGGCCGTCCTGCGTTGTCGAGCAGGCTCAGCAGCCAGCCCCACCGCCGGGGATGCATGACGATGACCTCGGGCGGCAGGAAGCGGGTGCTGTGGATGGTCTGGACGGCGTTGGCGATCGCCGAGTAGATGCCCTGGATGGTCAAAGCGGACACCGCGATGGTGGTGATGCCGGGGGTGTTGCCCACCCCCAGAACCTGGCCGTTGGACCCGGTGCCGGCCAGCACCTGGGTGTCGGTGACCGCTGCATGGGCGGCGACCAGGTCGCGGAAAACGACATCGTCGAAGGCGATCGGGCTCTGGTCTATCAACTGGATGGCGACGGACTGCGCGCCGGCGAGGGTGCGCACCGGGGCGTTGATGAAGGTGTCGGTCAGGTCGACCTCGGCGACCGGGGTGTTGTCGGCGGTCTGAACGCCAACTGCGGTACCGGTCAACAGCTTTGGGATATTAATACTATCCGTGCCTCCGGGCAGCGCCTGGCGTTGCACGAGGTTCGCGAAAGCCCTACCGGGACGGGCCAATTCGATGTATTGGTCCATCAACCACGCTGGCGGGACGGCATAGCCGCCCTGGCCATCGACCCGGCTGATGTCGCGGTACTCGAGGTACGACGGCGAGGTACTGACTTCCTCGGCGTGACGGGCCAGCCGGGCCCGCGCTTCCCCGGTTTCGTCGCGGTTGAGGCTGTGCGCCATCAGGTCGCGGACCCAGCTGGTGCGACGGTCGTGGCGCCGATAGGTCAGGTGCTCGTCGCCGCCGCGGCCGGCCGATCTTTGCGGGGCCGCCCGGCGCAGGCTCGCGAGCACGCCGTTGCCGTTGATCTGCTCGGCGCGGCGCAGGTCGTCGTCGATGCCGCGCAGCTCGGCCAGCGCTTCGGCGTGGCGGGCGGCCTCGTCGGCGGTGAGAGTGTCGCGTCCCTGCGCGCGGGCCTCCAGCAGCATGTCCTGGGCCGCGGCGCGGATTTGGGCGCGGCGCTGGGTCAAAAGGGTGAGATCGACGGTCTCGGTCATGGGTTGGCACTTCGATTCGGGTTAGGGGCGGAACCGGTCGCCGGTGACGAGCCAAAGACCACGGCCGGTTCCGCACACGCTGGGAACTTCACGATTGGCGGGACGCCGCGTCCCCTAGCGATCCCTGGCGCCTGGCTGTCCGACGGCCGCCGTCGCGGTGTCAGCGTCACAGAACGCCTGGCGATGATCGTATCCCCGGCGTCCGACCCTCAGCGGCACATTCGGCGGGGTGTCCGTAACTGGACACCTAGGAGGGGTCAGGCTCAGGTGGAAATCAACTGATGCAAATGCATCAGTTGATCCCGACCGCACGACTGTCGGCAAGGACGGTGAACTCTTACACATGTAAGAGTTGCCCCAGTTCAACTGTCATCGTGTTTCAACTGCAACAAATGTGGCAGTTGACGCTTCCAACTGGGGCATTTGCGCCAGTTGCAACTGCGACATTTGCCGCAGTTCAACCGACGGCCGCTAATCCGCGCCGCTCACCTGGCTCCAGGGCGCGATGTCGTCGGTGGGTGCGACCGGGTCGCGATGGCGATCGTGGAGCCATTTGCGGGCCGCGAGCGCAGCGGCCAGCGCGTTGGCGTACCGATGATCGGCCGGGTCGAGCGATGTGTCGGCTTTCGCCCGCGCCGCGGCGTGAGCGGCTTCAAGACTCAAGTTGCACCTCCACATGCCGACTGAGCAGCTGCTCGATCGTCGGCCGCGGCGGCGCCGAAACAAGGCGATCGACGATCGTGTACGGCTCGTCGGTCGGCGCGGCGGCCAGCGCGGCGGCCTGGGCCGTGAAGTACTTGAAGCGCGCCCTGATCTCGTGATGGCCGCCCTGGGCGCCGCCGCCCTTGTGCAGGTACCAGGTGATGAGCGCCCACTTGCCCGGGTGGCGGGCCCGCCATTGTCGCGTTCGGCACCGGCCGGTGCAGTACCGCGCGCCCGCGCGGGCCGGGACGAACCAGGTGTGGCAGCCGGCGCAGATGATCGGCATTCGGGCTGATGCAGCCGTCACGACGGTCATCATGCACCGAGCGGCGGTGTCTCACCACCCGCGCCGCGGCGGCACCGGGTCGGTCGCCGGAATCAATTTCGGGGCCGCCGGCGCCGGTGTCTGCGCGCCGCCCCACGCCGGATTGCTGAACGTCACCGCGGCGCCGTCGGCCACCGCCCACCGCCACGAGCGGGCCGAGAGGATGCAGACCTCGGCCATCCCGGCCGGGGGCGGTTCAGCCGCTACGGCAAAGGCGAGAGCCCCGCCGTCGACGACGTCGACCCGGTCGGCCTCGATCGACGCGGTGGACTCGTCATTGAGGGTCACGCGCCAGGTGGTCATCGCGGTACGTGCCATCCACCGCACCAGAGCAGCCCGGCGTCCAGCTCGGCGTGGCTGCACAACCAGTCCAGGCCGTACAGACCGTCGGCGTCCAGGGCGGTCAGGTCGGCGCCGGAGACGATCAGGGCGCGCACCGCGCGGATGGCGGACATCGAGCCGCCGGCCTCGCGCAGCTCGTCGTCGTCGGTCAGTGCCTTGATGCGTTTGCGGAACCCGTCGGCGTAGGTGCCGGTGTCGGTCATGTTGGGTTCTCCCCGGTCGGCAGTTCGAGTTGGCCGTCACTGACCGGCACCGGCACGGCCAGCTGATCAAGCCAGCGCTGGGCGGCCTGGGCGGCCAGATCGCGATCCAACTCCTCGAGCTCCATGTCGGCCCGGGCGGCGTGATTCACCAGGCGGGCGTAATTCAGCGCCAGGGCGCCCACCACCCTGCGCACACAGGCGATGCAGCTGTAGTCGACCTCGTCGAGCACGTCGTCGAACGCGGCCTCGGCGGCCTTGAACACCGGAGCGTTCGCGGGGTCCTCGCTGTAGAAGTCGATGGCGGTGTCCAGGAGCCGGTCGATGAACTCCTCGACCCAGTCGTCGCGGGCGGTGGTGTCATCGGTGTCGGTCATCGTGTTCCTTTCGGTGGGGTGTTCACAGCGGGTCGAACGGTTTGAGTGGCACGCAGTTGTCGTGGACGAGCAGCCCGTAGGGGTCGAAGCAGACCAGGGTGTCGGCCGGCATGAACTGCGAGCAGCGTTCGCAGTTGGTCGCATCCCGCAGCGCGAACACGGCGCTGGGCGCTCGGGGCTTGAACCGTCGGCGGGCGCGGGTGGCGTGGAACATGGGGGCCTGCCCGCGGCGCCCGGCGGTTAGCCGCACCCGGCGACGGCGGCTCATCGGCGGCTTCGCTTCCGGGTGGGGACGGCTTTCAGCTCGGCGGCCGCCTGGGCGGCGGCGACGGCCTTGAGGTTCGCAATACGCCGGTCCTCCCGGTCGATCAGCGCCGTCAGCATGTCGAGGTACCAGTCGGCCCAGGCGCGGCGGGCGGCCTGGCGGGCTTCCAGCGCGGCGATGTGCTCGGCGATGCCGTGGTGGGTCATCATCCGGCCTCGATCAGGGTCCAGGCGGTTTTCCCGGCCGGGGAGCCTCTGCGGGCGACGAACGCCAGCCCGCTCGTTTCAAGGTCGCGCAGCACGAAGTGCGCCGTGACGATGTCGAGGTCATAGCCCACGGCCCGCGCGCCCTCAGCGAGCGCATCGGCGGTGATGTTCACCCCGCCCAGATAGCGGGCGGCCTCCAGGATCTTGGCGTAGTCACGCGAGGTGACGACCCTGCCGTTGATGACCTTGGGGCCGTCGTTTTCCTCGGGGTCGAGGCGATCGGGATCTTTTCTTCCTCCAGGCTCGGGCCGCGTCAGCGGCCCGTCTTCGAAGTCTTGTCGGTAGGTGTCGCGGAGGGCTGCTTGTTGGCGTTCGCGTTCGGCTTCCGGATCGGGTTGTGGGGTCGCGCTCGAAGAGTGCGATCCCTTACCAAAAACCCTGGAGTACTTACTAATCCCTGTATCTAATCCCTGGAGACCGTTGTTTGCGCTGGTAGAAACGTTGGCGCTGCCCCCCATTTCGGACTCTGGTGCCCCCCATTTCTCCGTCCAGGGGTCACTGGTGCCCCCCATTTCGGACTCTGGTGCCCCCCATTTATCGAAATGGGTGTCACTGGTGTCACCCATTAAATGGGTGTCACTGGCGCCCCCCATTTCGGTGGGTCTCGTCAGCACATGGGTGTCGGCCTCGCGGTGTCCTCGCCCGCGCTGGCCCTCACCTTTCTTGTTGAGCCAGCCGCGCATCCGGGCCGATCGGAAAGCTCTTTTGACGGTGCTGGGATCGACGCTGAGATGCCTGGCGACGGTCTGCTGGCGGATCTTGACGACGAGGCCCTCGGACTCCATCGCGTACCGGATGCCGCAGTAGCCCACGATCCACCGATGCAGCGGCGGCATCTTTTCGTCGTGGTTCATGTCCTCGAACCACCGGAACTTGGCGTCACTCATCAGCGCCACCGCCTGGAGCGGGGCGGGATGTCAAGTGTTGTCGGGGCCGGGCTATAGGATGATCGGCACTGGTTCGTCACCGTCGCCCCCGGCCCCAACGCCGGGGGTGTTTTCATGCC